TTTGGCGTAGCTCTGGCAAAGTTCAAGAAGTACGTAGCACTGTTGACATATGGTGACGATAACACGGCCGGAGTTAGCGCTGAGATCCCATGGTTCAACCATACTGCCATTGCGCAGGTACTGGCCACTATTGGGGTCGAGTATACGATGGCCGATAAGGAGAGCAAGTCAGTTCCATTCATTCATATCGACGACGTTAGCTTTTTGAAGCGTACTTGGCGATGGAATGATGAGGCGGGCGCCCATTTTTGCCCCCTCGAAGTTGCGTCCATCAAGAAGATGTTGATGATCGCTTGTCGCGATGGATCCGTGTCCGATCAAAAGCATATGGCGGATGTCATTCGCTCCGCCAACGGTGAATGGTTTTGGCATGGAAGGGAAGTGTTCGAAAAAGAGCATGCTTATCTACTGTCTCTGCTAGATTCAGAAGTGGGCTTGTTTTTCCTCGATACTCCGCTCGAGACGTGGGATACTCTCATGGCGCGATTCCACAACGCGTCAAAGGGTGTCCAGCCTTGGGTAGCTCAGGAGACTGTACTGAGCAGCATGGTATGCTAAACCAAAAACAGCACTTGTATGTCGATCTGTATATTGCATTTTACGTTCTTTTCATGTTAGTATAAGCGTGCGATGTATATAGTAAATAACCCGCCGGCTCATGGCTCCACTATTTAGTGTGAGGATCCAGGGTGTCCAGAAAAAGAAGAAAAATTTATGTAGATTAGGTCATTTACATATTTTACATAGTCGACCAAACAAAAATACAGAAACAGATGCGTGGACCACACCAGCCCGGAATGGTGTGGGGGTTGGGTCTCCCGTAAGACCCAAACTACAAGCTGATGAATTGGTGGCAGAAGAGGCCCCAGCTCAACATGTTGAGCAGGTCACTACAACATTCGCCGATGAATTTGCAGGAGTGTCTGTTGGTGAATCCTACCAGCAAGAACGTTTCACGATTGCGGACGCTAACTCGGGTGCTTCATTGGCTAATTTCTTGCAACGCCCAGTTCGTATAGACTCTTTCACTTGGAACGAAAGTGATCCCGTTGGGGTTACGCGAACCATATCACCATGGTCGTTGTTTTTCAACGATCCGAGTATCAAGTATAAACTGAACAACTTTGCGTTCATCAGTTGTAATTTGAAACTCAAGATCATTGTGAATGCTTCTCCATTTTACTATGGTGCTATGCGAGCTTGCTATCAGCCCCTCCCGCAATTTAAACCCTCTACAGTGGGGGCTGCGAACGCCAAAACGTTGATTAACTATAGCCAGCAACCAGGTTTATGGATCAGTCCTATGACGTCAGAGGGAGGCGATATGACATTGCCTTTCCTTTATCAGAAAGACTATCTCTCCGTACAACGTTCAGCAGATTTTGCGAATATGGGCACCCTGCGTTACGTTACCTATGCTGCCCTAGATAGTGCTAATGGTGCAACGGGAGTCGGGGTATCAGTTCAAGTGTACGCGTGGGCCGAAGACGTTGTTCTCTCCGGACCTAGTGTTGGGTTAGCTTTGCAAGCAGATGAATATGGTAATGGAATTGTATCACGCCCAGCTTCAACTGTAGCAACTATTGCTGGTTCTCTTAAGGGTATCCCTATTATTGGCAAGTTTGCGACAGCTACGGAGATGGGGGCACGAGCCATTGGTGGAATAGCAAAACTCTTTGGTTTCACGAATGTACCAGTGATCCAAGATACGCAACCATACAGACCTTCACCTTTTCCACAGTTTGCATCCCCAGAACTGGGTTTCCCAGTTGAGAAGCTTACACTTGATGCGAAGAATGAACTGTCTATCGATCCATCAGTGGTAGGAGTAGACTCGAGCGACTCTTTATCTATCGAGGCTATATCCACTCGGGAAACTTTCCTTTGCTCTACAACGTGGAACACCACATCACCAGTTGATACACCACTATTCACCTCTCGTGTGACTCCGTGGTTGTTCGATGTCAACGGTACTCGTGGAGCAGCCGGGACAGCGTACTATATGGCACCAATGGCGGTAGCTGCAGCCAACTTCGGTCACTGGCGTGGTGATATTATCTTTAGATTTGTCGTAGTATGTTCGAAATATCATAAGGGACGACTCCGTGTTTCGTACGACCCTGCAAATGCCGCAGTTCAATCGACTGGGGATACAGGCCCTCTGACTTTCAATAAGATTGTTGACTTAGGTGACGAATCGGAATTCGAAGTTCGAGTTCCATATCATCAGGCACTATCTTGGTTGAAAACTAACACGGATCTGGGCTCAAACCATTGGTCTACGTCTACCGCACCAACGCTAACGGCACTACCAACCTCCACCAACGGTATTTTATCGTTGAAGGTGTTGACTTTGCTTACCGCTCCGGTGGTTACGTCGCCAGTCAGTGTGCTAACATTCGTGCGAGCAGCTGATAATTTCGAGTTGGCCAATCCAACCGCGCTACCACGATTGTCACCGTTCACAGTGCAAGCTGATGAATATGTGCCGGGCTCACCTTCTGTCGTTGACATGTCGCGATATCGTATCAACTTTGGCGAGTGTATCAAGTCTCTCCGGCCTCTCCTACGGAGAGCGGTTCCCAATGAGATTTGGTACTCTTCTGCTGCGCCCACTGCTCAATATAGGTGGGCTGTTGCAGCGTTTCGTTATCCGAAAGCCTTTGGGTATGATCCCGCCACGTATAATACGGCAAAAGGAGTTATTACACCGGCCACCACATATCCGTTCAACTATTCTCCGCTCAGCCCGTTTACATTGATCTCAAATTGTTTTATTGGGCAAAGAGGTTCTATAATGTGGCATCTGGTTCCAGATTCACCCAAGCCACTGAACAATCTTCGAGTAGCGAGAAATCC